CTACGTCGGTAGAAAACTTCCAAACGTAACCCCCAGCTGATTTTAGCTTACCTCTACACGCTTTATCAATATTACTATAATCTACACCCGTTTTTCTTTCTGCTTCCTTTATAGTTTTAAATGTTCCCATCTGCTCACCTGTCTTTTTGTTAAATTGAATAATACTACGTAAACTTTTTTCTGTTAGTCTATTATTATCTAGTATTAGTTGCCTTTCTTCTGTAGAGTAAACCACACCCCTTAAAGCTATACTATCTAGTATTTTGTTCATATTAGTGTCGTAGTTTCTATACCAGTTATCTATTTCTTTAGCTCGTATAAAAAACTGTTTCATATATTCTTTGTCTTTTCTAATTCTAACTCCGGAATCTAATAGAACTTGTCTCATACCAACTATGTCCATACTATAATCATAAAGTTTAGGGTGAAACTTAATGAGTTTTTCATACCTGTTTTCATCTAATAAGTTGTTGTTAATTAAGGTTTCTTCCTTATTCATACCATAAGGACAGTTATAACAACCTGTTCTTAAAGCACCCTTCTCTGTATAAATGGTACTAATGGCTACGTTATTGTCCTTAATATACTTATGTATATCCACTTCTAACCAAGTCGACAACGGAGCACTTGAGTTTTTAGTTACGCCGAAATGGTTACAACCATAACGCATCCAAGTCTTTGTACGTAATAAACTCTCTTCTGTTCTAGTTCCTACAAAAATATTTTTATTAGCTTTAAGTGGTTTTTTCTTAAAATAATAACAACAACTATTACTAACCTGATACGACACAAAGTCTGTATCTAAAAAATGTAAGTAATGTTTATTTAATTTTTGTAAATCTCCTCTTAATCCTAAAATAGCGTCTAATACTCTTTTATTAGATGAACGGCGACCGTCCCTAATTCTTTTGCTAACCTCTTTACTAACGACAGGATAACCTACTCTTTCATAAATATCTATCTGTTTATAAGGAGTTCTTACTACTTCTACATTAGGAGTTTCTTTTACAAACTTTGTAACTTCTGGAAACTCTATACCCGTGTTTGCAAAAACTACTCTAATACTAGGATACATATTTCTTACTATGTGTAAAAGTACCGTACTGTCTTTACCACCACTAAACATTAAACTAGCCTTGTCTAATCCTACACTATCTATAAAGTCTTTAACTTTCATTTTTGTTCTTTCTAATTTATCTTCATATGGTTGTTCCTGTAACTGTTTAAGGTCTTCCCGTAAAAACTCTTCTATAATATCCACACTAACCACCACCTGTTATTTACTGTATACAGTTTACCACAAATCAATTGGTTTGTAAAGAGGTTAATTAGACTATTTCAACTAACACTAGAATATCTTTTAATTAATAGTATTGTGTGATACACAGATAAGGGGGGGGTATCCACCGTAGGGTGGAGGGGTATCCACCGTAGGGTTACCTATAATATATATATTACTTAAAACATATAAAGTACTTAATTAAAAACAGGATATAAGTGTAAAATACAAAAGAATTAAAATTCACTCTTTACATAATGATTTATTTGTGGTATAATATCATTAGTAATAAAGTTGTATGTGTGAGAAAAAATGAAGGAGGATGTTTCAATGGCTAAAGTATACCAAAGAACTGTAAACGACCCTGAGACAAACGATGTCATTGTTATAGATGTAGACGTTGCTGAAGTAGAGGAAACAATGGCTTTAGTCTATAAAAGAAAAATAAGACCATACTTAGAAAATATTATTAAGTGGAGAACAGATGGTAAGGGTATATCAACCATTTGTAAGATATTAGATGTTTCTCCAGGATTATTTTTTAAATATAGAAAAGAGTACCCAGAATTTAGAAAAGCATTTGAAATGGGAACTGACTTATTAGCTGATTCATTAGAAACTGCTTTATTTAGAGAGGCCGTAGGTTATGACTACTATGAAGAAACACTTTCTAAAGCTGGAGATGTTGTAGCTGTTAAGAAAGTAGCTAGACCTAGTATATCAGCATCTAAGTTTGCTTTAACAAACATTAGACCTAAGAATTGGAAAAACAAAGTAGATACCGTGCAAACTACAAAACTATCTGGTGCGAATATTGAAGCATTGGAACAATTAAGTGTTGATGACCTAAAAGGTTTAATAGAACTTAAAAAGAAGGAAGATATAGTGGTAAAAGAAATTGAATAACAAAGAATTAATAGGTAGTAAAGAGGGTTTAGCCCTTATAAATAAACTTATCGCGGAAAAAAGTTTATTAGATTTTACAAAGATGGCTTGGAAGATAATTGAGCCTGGAATTGAATTTAAAGATAATTGGCATTTACACTATTTAGAAGAGGAACTACTTTTATTAGTAATCGACGACGTTGGTACTAAAATTGGTTTATCGGAAGAGTATGTTAAACACCTGTCGGACAATGTATTTAAAAACCGATTAAATATTAATATACCACCCCGTACAATGAAATCTCTATTTATGAATGTCTTTTTCCCGTGCTGGGTTTGGATACATAACCCTAGTAAAAAGTTTATTACTGTTTCTTATTCTAACGATTTATCAATGGATTTGAACCAGAAAAGACGTGAAATTATACAGAGTCAATGGTATATAGAAAATTGGGGAAATATCGTTAAATTAAAGGACGAACAGAACACAAAGACCTACTTCGAGAACACACGACAAGGAAGTATGTTTGCCACATCAGTAGGAGGAACACTTACCGGAAAAGGTGGGGACATAGTAATGCTCGATGATATTCAAAATCCAAAGCAAGCAGAATCAGAAGCCGATAGAAAGAGAGCAATTGCCTTCTTAACTCAAACATTACCTACACGTTTAAATGACTTCTTAAAAGGAGTTATTGTAAATATACAGCAAAGATTACACTATAATGATGTTAGTGGGTACATAAAAGATAACTATGATTTTTATAAGTTAATAACTTTACCAGCAGAAACAGATTATGACAGACATTATACAGGTCCTATTACAGATAAAACTTGGACATTTAAAACTGGAGATGTACTGTGGCCAAACAGAATGCCTTTGTCTTGGATTATTCAAACAAAAAAAGAGCAAGGGGCTAGAACTTATACTTCACAGTTTTTACAAGACCCTACACCTCCTGGAGGAAACTTAATTAATCCAGAGTGGTTTAGAAAGTGGAAACGTTTACCTATATATAATGACGAAATAATGAAACGTAGAAAAAATGCTTATAAAATAGTACAGGCTTGGGACATGAATTACAAAGAAAAAATAGGAAACGATAATGTTGCTTGTAGTGTTTTATTAACAGATGGTACAACAACGTATCTAATCGATGTATTTGAGGAACAAATAGGTTTTATCAAAACATTAGACGCAGTAAGAGATATGAAAGAAAAGTGGAAGTTTATTTTAGACAAAAATAACACTCCATTACCTATTGAAATAATTATTGAGGATAAAGCCAACGGACCTGCCATTATGCAAGTACTAGATATGACAATTCCTGGAATTATACCTACGACACCAGTAGAGGACAAAGTAACTAGAATGACGTCTGTTACTCCATTTATGGAAGCAGGTAACTTCTTAGTTCCAGATATTAGCTCTACAGCACGAGCACAAAAATATGCTTGGTGGCCAGATTGTGAAACAGAGTTAGCTAAGTTTCCGTATGTACCACACGATGACTTTTCCGATTCCTTATCAACTGGACTAAGACGTATATATGTTGACGTAGCAAATAAAAGAAAGAAAATGAGAATCTTCTAGAAGGAGGATAAAATGGGACTATTAGAACAATTTACAAAAGTAGCAATTAAAGCTGGTTCTATTGGTAGAAAAGGGTTCGGTAATGTTTTTGTTAATACAAGACAAGACCCACCTAGTAGAGATACTACAGAATGGCTAAATGCGTTTAACGAAAGTCCTAGGTTAAGTCCAGTAGCTAAAATGGCTACAGATATTGCAACAACTCGTGGTAAGGTAATTAAAACTCAAGCTAACGGTGTGGAAAAAGAAATAAAAGACCACGATTTGTTAAAGTTTTTATACCAACCTAACCCAGAGTTTAATATAACAGGGACATCAAGTCTTTATTTAGCACAAGTACATTACCTAATAAAAGGTGAAGCGTTTGGTGTTATAGAAAGAAACCTAGATAAAACTCCAAAGTTTATGTGGTTTGTTCCCCCTAGTTGGGTAACAATACTATCAGATGGTAAGGGGTACGAAATACTTATACCTAGAGGAAGTAAAATAAACGTAGATAAAAAAGATATGTTTTATCGTAAAAATCCAAATCCAGTTAACCCATTGGGAAGAGGTATTGGACGTGTTGAACCTTTAGGAGACGAAATAGAAACAGATGAATATATGGCTAAGTTCGCTAAAAGATTTTTCTTTAACGATGCTAAACCAAATATTATAATTACTGCACCAGATGAAGCAGACGACGAAGAAATTAGAAAGGCCGAACGTAGTTGGTTTCAAAAGTTCGGTGGTTGGATTAATTCAAGTAAGGCTGCATTTCTTAATTGGGACGCTAAAGTACACGTACTAAATAGTACCAACAGAGAAATGGACTTTGTAGAATCACGTAGATTTTATAGAGACCTAGTAATGCAACACTTTGGAATACCACCAGAAATAATGGGTAATGTTGAAAATAGTAACAAAGCAACAGTTATTGCTGCTAGAGATATTTATCGTAACGAAGTTTTAAACCCAATGTTTATTGAGTTTGAAGAAGCAATTACGTGGCAACTGTTAAGACAATATGAAAACTCAGAAAGTCTTAGATTTGTTTTTATTAGAAAAGAAGAAGACAACGACGAGTTTCAATTATCTGTATTAGAAAAAGCCTTTGATGGTGGAAAAATAACTTTAAAGGAATACCGTAATGGTATTAGTAAATTATTAAGACAGGATTTACCGGAAATAGGAGTTGAGTATAACGATTTAATCTTTATACCAGCAAATAGAACCCCGATAAACATAAAAAAACCACTAGAAGACCAGTTACCTAAAGAACCAGAGGTAACTGATAACAGTGGGGATGAAGGAGGTAAAGACGATGAGTAAAACTCCAAAAACTTACAAGGAACTTAAAGACAAAAATTATGTTATGGACGTTAAGGCTAGTACAGACCCAAACGAAGAATACACATTAGATATTGTTGGTAGTTCCGAAGCTATTGATAGAGATGGAGATATTATTATGGCTAATGGTTGGGAACTTGACAACTATGAAAAGAACCCAGTATTTTTGTGGGGACACGACCACGGAGGTTTACCAATAGGTAAAGCTTTAGTTGTAAAAGTTAACAAGAAATTAAAAAGATTAGAGTTTAAAATTAAGTTTGCTGTCGACGAGTATCCTTTCGCTGCCACTGTATACAGATTATTTAAAAGTGGTTTCTTAAATGCAACTAGTGTTGGATTTATGATTAAAGAATGGGAATATGACGAAGACAAAGGTGAGAACGGTGCTTTTGTGTTTTTGAAAAACGAATTACTTGAGTTATCAGCCGTTACTGTACCAGCAAATCCAGAAGCACTTATGTTAGGTGTTTCAAAAGGACTTTTTAACAAAGAAGACCAAGAACATATGAAGAGTATGGGAATGTTAAAAAGAATTGATAAGGAGGTAGACGAGATGACTGAAGAAGAAAAGAAAGCTAAAGAATTAGAAGCTACTAAAGCTAAAAAAGTAGAAGACGAAAGATTAGCTGAAGAAAAACGTTTAGCAGATGAACAAAAAACTTTAGATGAAGCAAAAGAAGCCAAACGCTTAGAAGATGAAGCAACAGAAGTTGAAGCTGTAAGATTGGCTACAGAAGTAGCAGAAACAAAACGTTTAGCAGATGAAATCGAAGCAAAAGCAATTAACGACGAAATAGAGTTTAAAAAATCTGTTACGGAATTGTTAGTTGTAGTAAAAGGTTTAGAAAAAGAAATAAACGTATTAAAAGAACAAGTTAAAACTAATACAGCCGCTAAAGCTGTTGAAGTTATAGTACCACCCGTTGATGAAGATGAGCCACTTCAAAAAACAAAAGAACAAATAACTGAAGAAATTGCAAAATATTTAGGACTTACAGAACAAAAATAAAAAGTTATGTACAATATAGGAGGACTTTATAAATGGAAAAAGAAATTATGGCAAAAGTGGAAGAACTTGTACAATCTGCAATAGACAAAGTATTAGTTGGTAAGAATTACAGTACTTTGCTTTCTGCCCCACAAAAAGAAACACCAAATCGTCACAATAAAAGCGACGAACCTGGAATTATGTTTGCACGTTTAGCAAAAGCTATTTTATACACACAAAGAGAAATTCTTTCTGGTAATATGAAAGCTTCATCAAACCCTGCAAAATTCCAAGCAGACTTCTTGAAAAAAGGATATGCAAAAGATACAGCATTCTTAGCAAAAATGGATAAAGCATTAATGGAAGAAAATGACGGTGGATTATTAATTCCTGAAATCTATTCAGACGAATTTATTGACTTACTTTATAACAGAACTATTGTTAAAGAAATGGGAGCAGTTGTAATTCCTATGGAAAAAGGTAATATTAGTATTAATAAATTAATCGGTGGATTAACTGCACAATATATTCCTGAAGGTGGAGCTGCAGCATTTAGTAACATCAAATTAGGTAGAGTTAGATTAAGTTCTAAAAAATTAATGAGTTTAACAGCAATGTCAAACGATATTTTAAGAACTAACTCTTATTACGCAGATAGAATTGTTTTAGATAATATGTTAGAAACAATGGCACAAGCTATGGATTACGCTTGTTTATACGGAACTGGTGGAGAAGATGCACCTCTAGGTATAGCAAATACACCCGACATTCAAGTACCAGATGCTTATGCAAATGCACCAACAAGAACTAAATTAGTTGCAATCGTAACTTTATTAGGACTTAAAAATATTAACTTAGCTGACGCAAGTATTGGTTGGGTAATGGGTTGGGACTCTTGGAAAAACCTTTCAGACGAAAGAGACGCAGGGGAAGGACTTATTAACAGAGAATTAACTGACAAAGGAACAATGTTAGGTTACAAAGTTTTAATTTCGAACCAAGTTAGAACATCTAGTTCAACAACAGATATTTTCTTCGGGAAATGGAGCGATATGTTGATTGGTGAAGAGTTCAAAGTAGAATTAGCTATGGACGGAAGTACTACATTTACTGATGAAGACGGTAAAGTAATTAATGCATTTACTAATGACTTTACAGTTTATAGAGCTATTATGAAACACGACATGAAATTAATGCGTGGTATTTCATTCGTTAAACAAGTATTCAACACAGTTGCATCGTAAGTATAACTTACTGAATTAGAAATATATTAAACAAACAGATATAGCGAAACGCTAGGTTAACATACGTTGTAACCCGTTAACAAAACGGGTTGCACAATAATAATAGGAGGAATAAAATAAATGAAGAACTTATTTATTACAAACAGA